AATGAAACAACGTTTTGAGAAACGAACATTTGACGATCGGTTAGAAGAAGCACTACCTTTGGTACACAAGGCATATAATATGAAAAAAGAAAATAAATTCGCAGAACAATTTGTCAACTGGGCAGATACCATAGCCGAAGGCACATGGGCAGTTCCTAACACCGACGATGACGTGGATAAACTAATTGAATTATTAAGTAATCCTTTACCAGCTGGCGTTGATGGACAAAATGCTACCAACGCACTATATAATCTAATTGGTGATGACAAACTATTTGATAAGATACAAGAAATAGCAAGAATAGATCCAGAACACGATGTGGGTGATTTAGTCGCAGATTGGCTACAGGAACATCTACCAAATATCTATCAACAGATTGAAAATGAAATAGGTGATCCGGACTACCCAGCAGAACAAGACATCGAAAGTAGTGACATAGATGAAGGCAACACATATGGCTCAAGCAACAGTGGCATAGATGGTGTGGTCTACGAAGAAGATAACCAAGAAGACCAATTAGCAAATATTGAAGATATACAATCAGCGATCATACGTAGAATCTTAAACAGCATCGATGATCACAGTGAGTTACTTAAAAAAGCAGGTCCAGAAGGTATCATGAATGCTGCAAGTGATGTAGCATCATTCCATGCACCAATGGAAGAAATAGGTTCGAGCGATGTTAGTATCATGGTACGCGAAGTATACCGTGAAGTCGGCGTAGACTATCCAGAAGAAGTAAACGAAGATAAAGAAGAATGTAAATATTGCGGAGGTGATTGTCCAAACGATGAAGAACACGCTTGCGATGGCTACTTAGGCGACATTGATGACTTATATAAAGTAACAGAAGAACGAGATATTGATGATAATGAAGAAGTATGTACATACTGTGGTGAACCACGCGATGACAAATTTAGTTGCTGTGATGAAAACCATTGGGAAACTAAAAAAGAGTTTGATGACAATATGAATGAAGCTAAAGACACAATCAAATATGATCCTAAAACAGGCAAATTAACAGGCTGGGAACACGAAGGTGATTGGGAAAAAACTAAAGGCAAGAAGAAAGATCCTATAGGCAAAATCCATAATCTCAGCGATAAAGCACGCCGTGAAACAGAAAAGATGAGCAAAGACGAAACATTAGAAGAAGCATTTGACCGATTAGTAAATGAAGATGATACATTCACAGAAGATCAGGTATCAGACAAACTGCAATCATTTATAGGACAAACATTCTATGTACCCGCAGAAGGACAAAAAGGCACAGTAGCAAAAGTAGCAGAGAAGACCCGTTTCTCAAACAGTTTAGTAGTTGATCTAGCCAACGGTACAACAATAGCAGTACATTTTAAAGATTTAAAACCAGTAGAAGAAACTCCAGGCCCAATTAAACAATTATGGCAAAGACTTGTAGCAACAATCACAGGCGGAGCAACACCAAAAATGCAACCAAAATATAGCACACAAGTTCCGGACCCAATGACAGACATTAAAAATTTAGCAGGCCTGAAATAAAATATTTTATTACTAAAGGCACTTTTATAGTGCCTTTTTTTTCAGTGATAAGTAGATGTATGTTAGATTTAGAAAGTTTTTATAATTGCGTAGTTTGCAAAACTCCACCATCAGACAGATATCAGCCTATACAACTTGTACAAGATGTAGTTATTGTTAATTTTGACTGTTTGTACGAAAGAGAAGGTTCTATTAGAGCCTCTGACCAATTGATTTATCTGTGCCATAAATTTGGTGAAAATAAAAGATTTTTATTTCTGACAGAAGATGGTGCTCTGTTACAGCAGTCTGGTGCTATTGAAATTATAAAAAACATAATTGATTGTTTCAAACTTAACAAAAATACTTGTGCAGTGATCTGCAGAGAGGATTTTGAATTAGAAAATGCCACAGTAATTAATTATGAATCAATTCCATATTGGTGCAGGGTTCTGTACACACATATCAAAAACATAGACATACATCAAGGTCCTTTTACTAAAAAATTTGCATGTTGGTTCAATCGTGGTTCTTTTTTCAGATTAGAACTAGCTAGGCATTTATTTGAAAACTATAATGAAGATTCTTACGTTAGTTATCAAGAGCAGGGTGTGGTGTTAGATAGAACAATCAAATCAAATTTTGATGACAACATAATCTGGGCTAATAAACACACACCGATCGTCTATGATCAACTTTTTCCTAATCGTGTGTTTGATTTTGATCTGATAGTAGGAGAAAAACGCAAACCTTATAAAGAATATTTTATAGAAATAGTTGCTGAAACTGATATATTAACAACTAATTGGATCACAGAGAAAACAGTTAAAAATTTATATATAGGGAAACCATTTATTTTAATGGGGGGACAAGGTAGTTTAGACAAACTTCAAAAATTTGGTTTTAAATCTTTTAGTCCTTGGATAAATGAAACGTATGATAGAGAACCAAATATCTATTTACGATTAGAAGCAATTAAACAAGAAATAGATAGATTAGGTAGGATGAATCTAACAGACTTATCAAAAATGTATTTAGAAATGATGCCAATATTTCAACACAACCGGACAGAATATGCAAAGTATATTAATAGCAGGTGATAGCTGGGGAGTTGGAGTATTTTCTGGACAAGGTGACTCTTATAGGGCAACAGGAGAAGGTATACATTCTATCCTGACAGAAATGGGACATGAAGTAATTAATATCAGCAAAATGGGCATAGCCAATGCACTGATGTTAGATCGATTAGAAGGCAAATGGCACGATACAGGCAGTTGTTTATTTGGTGCAGACGTCAGAGACAAAGTAAAATTTGATTTAGAATCAATTGATCATATAGTATTTCTACAAACAGATATATTCAGAGAAAGATATTACTATGCTAAAAAATATCCTGAAGATCCTGAAACCCGTTGGAAAACTTTAGAACAGGAGTTTATAATAGCCTTAAGACAGTATACATCTTTAAATGAAATCATTGATAATTACTTCGATAAATTTTATACCAGACTTAATTCATTTGCAGTAAAACACAATAAAAAAATACTGATGATTGGTGGGTGGAGTCAACTACATCCAAGCATATCACGATATAGTAATTTAGTGGCTGTTGTACCTAGCGCCACTAAACTATTAATACCAGAACTCAAACGAGATGTTTATATGAGTGATCCAGAATGGTATTCACTGCTGGCCAACGATAAAGAATTTATGTCCAATGTTGGAACTGCATTCAAACAATTAACTATTGACGCTGAAGATAAATTGAAATTAATATACAAACATTGGAACGAAGTACACCCAAATTTACAAGGGTATCGTAGGCTAGTTGATGAGATTTTACCCTATTTGGTAAAAAATTATTAAAAATACCTCTTGTGGAATAAATAATAGTAGCGTATTATGTATAGATGCATAACACGTTTAGGCATATTAAAGACCAACTTAAATTAAAAAGGAAATAACATCATGGCAACAAGTTTAGCAGAAATCCGTGCAAAGTTACAAGCATCAGAAAACCGTGGCACAGGCGGTAATTCACAAAGTGGTGGCGACAACGCTATCTACGCACACTGGAACATCCAAGAAGGCACAAACGCTCGCATTAGATTCCTTCCAGACGCAGACACAAAAAACACATTCTTTTGGGCAGAACGAGCAATGATCAACTTACCGTTTGCTGGCGTTAAAGGCCAAGCAGATAGTAAACCAGTCACTGTACAAGTACCATGCGTTGAGATGTGGGGCGAAGCATGTCCAATCTTAGCAGAAGTTCGTACTTGGTTTAAGGACCAAAGTTTAGAAGAAATGGGTCGTAAATATTGGAAGAAAAGATCATACTTGTTCCAAGGTTTTGTGCGTGAGAATCCTATCACAGACGATAAGACACCAGAAAATCCAATTCGTAGGTTTATCATTAGTCCACAGATTTTTAACTTGATCAAATCAGCATTACTTGATCCAGAGTTAGAAAACTTGCCAACAGACTACCAAGGTGGTTTAGACTTTACAGTCACTAAAACATCAAAAGGTGGTTATGCTGACTACTCAACGTCAAAATGGTCACGCAAAGAATCTGCACTTACAGCAGAAGAAGCTGCGGCGATTGAAACTCATGGCTTATACAACTTGAAAGATTTCTTACCTAAGAAACCCAGCGAAGTTGAACTTAAAGTCATGAAAGAAATGTTTGAAGCAAGTGTAGATGGTCAGGCATATGACGCAGAACGTTGGGGTAATTACTACAAACCAAGAGGCGTGACAATCGTCTCAGCTGAATCAGCTATACCCGTAGCACAAACAGCCGCACCAGCAGTGGCAGATGAAGAATTTGAAACTGCGCCAGCTGTAGTTGCTCCAGTGGTCGCAGAGGCTGCACCAGCGGCTCCTACAGCACCAGTTGCGACACCTCCAGCAGGTGGAACTCCAACACGTGCTGAAGACATCCTAGCGATGATCCGTAATCGTCAGACGATTGATAAGAATTATCCGTAATCGTCAAAAAGTAAGTAAATAAGAAAAGGTAACGGGCAAGTCTGAGGCTTGCCCTGTTATTTCAATGAGGATAAAAATATGGCAAAACCATTTGATATAAGTAAATTTAGAAAGTCAATTACCAAAAGCATTGAAGGCTTAGGTATTGGCTTTAACGATCCGACAGATTGGATCAGCACCGGCAACTACACATTAAACTACTTACTATCTGGTAACTTTGAAAGAGGTATTCCGATGGGTAAAGTAACTGTATTTGCAGGCGAATCAGGCGCAGGTAAATCATTTATCTGTTCAGGTAACATTGTACGCCACGCACAAGAGCAAGGCATTTATGTAATCTTAATCGATACAGAAAACGCACTTGATGAAGCATGGTTACACGCACTTGGTGTAGATACAGGCGAAGATAAACTACTTAAACTTAACATGGCTATGATTGATGATGTGGCTAAGGTTATCAGTGACTTTGTTAAAGAGTATCGCACACTACCAGAAGAAGACCGCCCTAAAGTATTGTTTGTTCTAGACTCACTAGGTATGATGTTAACTCCAACAGATGTTAACCAGTTTGAAGCGGGTGAAATGAAAGGTGACATGGGTCGTAAACCTAAAGCACTTACAGCACTTGTTCGTAACTGTGTAAACATGTTTGGTACATTGAATCTTGGATTAGTTTGTACTAATCATACATACGCTTCACAAGATATGTTTGATCCAGATGATAAGATTAGCGGTGGGCAGGGCTTTATCTACGCAAGTTCAATTGTTGTAGCTATGCGCAAACTTAAACTTAAAACAGACGCTGACGGTAATAAAACCACAACAGTTAACGGTATCCGTGCTGCTTGTAAGATCATGAAGACCAGATATGCCAAACCGTTTGAAAGTGTACAAGTTGAGATTCCGTATGAAACTGGTATGAGTCCATATAGCGGCCTGACAGACATGTTAGAAGCTAAAAACTTGCTTAAGAAAGAAGGCAACAGTTTAGTTTATACCTTTGCTGATAAAACAACTATTAAACAATTCCGCAAAGCCTGGGAACGTAATGAAGATGGTTGTTTAGATAAGGTTATGAAAGAATTATCATCTAATGTAACCCTACTAAGTACTGAATCAAAAGTAGTTGAAGAAACAGAAGAGGAGATAGCAGAATGAGTATTGAGTTAGATGCATTAGGCGAAGTTTGGTTGACTTGTAAGGAGTATATCGCGCCTAAAGACCGCCAGGCGGCAGCTGATCATGTGTTGGCTATAGTAGCAGATCATAACATCGTCGAGCGCGAATTAAAAGCGTTCGGTGGCACCGACAGCTATCTCAAACGTGCATTGAAAGAATACCTAGGTGAAGATGAAGAAGAATCTGCGTATGATGACGATGATGGAGATGATGACTACTAATGTCTGGAAAAAAGTATTTTCCAATAAAAACAGCTACCGCTTGTCAACTTAAATGGGCCTGGAGCACTATATATTTAAATAGTGGCATCACTGGCAGTTGTCATAGAACTGCGTATTCAGAGATCACCCCTGAAAATTTTAGCAATTTTCATAATACACCTTTGAAACTTAGTAATCGGCAACAAATGTTGCAGGGAAATTGGCCTAAGGAAAGCTGTGGGTACTGTCGAAAAATTGAAGAAATAGGAGGAGTAAGTGACAGAATCAGACATCTATCTATACCAAATTTATCCCCAACTGAACTTGAAATAAATTCTGAAGCAACTATAGTATCTCCAACGATACTTGAAGTGTATTTTAATAATGCCTGTAATTTAGGGTGTTTATATTGTCCCTCAGATGGATCATTGAGTTCTACTATTGAGTCCGAAAATAAAAAATTTGGCGAATTTTCACAGAAAGGAGTAATATTAACCAATGGTACTAATCATTTTAAAGATCTAATGCCATATTTTTGGCAATGGATGGAAACAGGATTCTCTACGTTAAAACGCTTGCATATATTAGGTGGAGAACCTTTATATCAGAAAGAATTTGATAAGTTATTAGATATGATAGAAAAGAATCCCAATCCAGAATGCGAGCTTAATATAGTGACTAATCTAATGGTTCCAAAAAAAACTTTAGAGAACTTTATTTTAAAATTTAAACAGTTATTAACCAATAGAAAGTTAAAAAGAATAGATATAACCTGTAGCATTGACTGTTGGGGAGCCGAACAGGAATACGCCAGATGGGGGATAAAACTTGATCAATGGGAAGAAAACTTTAACTTACTTTTAGAAACCAAATGGATCCATTTAAATATAAATCAGACTATATCAGTATTGACTATAAAAACTATGCCAGAATTGTTATTAAAATTATCCAGCTGGCGTAAAAACAGACACGTTGGACATTGGTTTAGCGGAGTTACTCCTGGTCCGTCATATATGAAAGGTGAAATATTTGGTAAAGAGTTTGCGCAAGATGCAAAAAAAATATTTTCCTTGCTTCCTAGAGATTCTGAAGAAAATATATTAGCATATGAATATATGGAAGGTATTTTAAATCAGATATTACAGTCAGAGCAAAATAATGAAGAAATTGCAAATCTAATTATATTTTTAAATGAAAAAGATCGTAGAAGAGGAACCAATTGGAGAACTGTATTTCCATGGTTAGGAAGGTATGAACATGTGGTATAGTCGCGTAGTAGCAAGTTTAGGTAGTATTCCTGATTTTATTCAACATTATGAAAAGGAACTAGAAGACGCACGAAAGGAAGTTGGAGTCTATGGTAACATAGAAAAGAATCTTGCTGGCCTGCCCGGAATTACAGAACGACGTTTTAATCAGCTACAAGAGATTGAAGCAGTTCTTAATTACCTCAACATTCAGTTAAGAAAAATACGCAAGAAACACTTCCAAAAGTATCTAGAAGGATACGCTCGTGCTTTAACTAGTCGCGACGCTGAAAAGTATGTAGACGGTGAAGATGAAGTCATTGACTTTGAAACTATCATTAACGAAGTGGCACTCTTACGCAACAAGTGGTTAGGCATAATGAAAGGACTTGAAAGCAAGAACTTCATGCTAGGACACGTTACACGCTTAAGAACAGCAGGTATGGAGGATGCATCAATTGGCTAGACATAGTTTAAGTATATTAGAAACTATACGACAATATGATACGTTCTTAGAAAGCCTGCGACATGTAGCGGATCTAGGTTGCGGTACAGGTGAAGACGTCCATTGGTGGGCTACCTTAGAAAATTATAATGACCCACCAGAACCTTATAATTTTAATTGTTTTGCTGTTGACAATAATGCTGATCGTCTGAGACAAGTCCCAGATCTAAAAAATATTCATAAAGTACATGACATTTATGATAGACAATTCTTATTTCCTGTTAGTATAGACCTCATATGGGCTCACGATAGTTTACAATATAGTATAAATCCATTAGAAACTCTTCGCATGTGGAATAGCTATATGACTGTTAATGGCATGTTGTTGCTTAGTGTACCTCAACATACTGGTATTGAATATAATAAACATTATAGCAGAGGCTATAGCGGATGTTATTTTCATTACAATCCAATTAATTTAATTTATATGCTAGCCGTCAATGGGTTTGACTGTCGCGATGCATATTTACTAAAGAAATTCCAAGATCCGTGGATCAACATGGCAGTATATAAAACAGACATAGCACCAATGGATCCATTAACAACTACATGGTTTGATCTGGCAGATAAAAATCTATTACATCCTACAATAGTAGATAGTGTAAATGCTAATGGATTTCTTAAACAAGAAGAAATCTGCATGCCGTGGTTAGACAAAGAATTGTATTTTATTGATTATCAGAGTCAACGTATGGAATTTCCCCCAGCTACAGAAACGACAGGAACATTGAATGAAACTACACGTTCTAATAAAACAACAGTTGCGCAAGCCGCACCTAAATCAAAAGAAACTCCGGTACTTAAACCATTAACGATTAAGAGCACTCCACCTACCAGAAAGAGTTATAAACATGGTAAATAGAGTGGTCCTATGCACGGGCGGATTTGACCCTTTACACTCAGGACACATAGAATACTTCCGTGCGGCCAAACGTCTGGGTGACGTCCTAGTAGTTGGAGTTAATAGCGATAGTTGGCTCAGACGCAAGAAAGGTCGCGAGTTCATGCCCAGCTATGAGCGTGTTCAGATCATTGAAAATCTCCGTATGGTAGATCATCTCATATTGTTTAATGACACAGAAGATCATGCTATAGAAGCCATACGTAACGTCAAGATCATGTATCCTAATAGCGAAATCATATTTGCCAACGGTGGTGATCGCACAGCAGAAAATATACCGGAGATGTCAGAATCTAATGTCAAATTTGTGTTTGGGGTTGGCGGCATAGACAAAAAGAATTCAAGTAGTTGGATCTTAGAAGAATGGAAAGCACCCAAGACAGATCGTCCTTGGGGTTACTACCGTATATTACACGAAGTGCTGGGTACTAAGGTTAAAGAGCTTACTATTAATCCAGGACAAACCCTGACCATGCAACGGCATTTTGACCGCAGCGAACATTGGCATGTCGCTGAAGGACATTGCCAGGTTGAACTTGAGGATGAATCTGTCCCCCTACATCAACACGAGCACTATCACATACTACCAGAAACATGGCACAGACTACACAATCCCTTTGCAAAACCCTGTAAAATAGTAGAAATCCAGTATGGTATTGACTGCACTGAACAAGATATAGAACGCAGATAAATACTATATCATGAAAATACGAGATATAGTAGAAAGCACAGTAATCCAAGAGGCACCAGAGCCTACGATATTGGCGTTCCTGAAAAAAATCAAACTTAAAACCCTTGTCAAGGGTAACAACGTAGAAGTATTGGTAGATACTCCCCCAAAAAACAAAGATGCCTTTAGAAAAGAAGTATTACTAACTCTACTAAAAAGTCTCAAGCCCGCTGGAGCCGCATATGATCCCTTGGGTAGTAGCATAGGTCGCATAGTATTTCCTGATTATGCCACTAAAATCTACGTCAAAGACATAGGTAAAAAAGGCGACAACAGTGCTGGAATTGGTAACGAAACAGCCATTGCAGAAATGATTGAAAAAGTCATCAAGAATCATGGATCCGCTAATGTAACATTCGTTGATGATCAAAAAAGAAAACTTAGAATTAAAAATGTTACTCAAGTAGACATTTCGGGTAGAAGCTCAGGAACACGTAAACAGGGCGGCGAAGTTAAAAAAGCTGATATTGTATTACGTAGTCTACGAGGACACTTGCCAGTATCTATCAAAAAAATAAATGCTGAATATTGGGAAAGTGCAGATACTTACTACGGTGCTAAAGCAGGTGTATTGATTAAAAAATTACGCCAAGCAGGTCATGTCAAACTATTAAAAACAGATAAACCTGGTATTTTTAAACTCAATAAAGAAATCGTAGTTGAGCCCACAGAACAAGAAGCACAGCATGTGATATTTGGTGGAGACATTAATCCAGAAGGTGGTATTATAATCCAAACTTTCTTGCCTGAACACTTTGTTCAAGATGGCACCAACGTAACTATACATGCTCATGCTGTTATAAAAACCAAAGAAGATATACCAGAAAGCCACCTAATGATGTGGTTAATTCGCAACGATTCTAGTAGAAATATTGCTACCATTGGTATACCTGGTGTGCGTGTATATGCCGCTGCTTATAAGAGAGCAATTGGCGGTGGCGATAAAAACATTGTTTTGGTAAACGCAAAAGGTAAAGTAGTATAATCATAAAATTAGTTGACCTTGTTATAAATTTCTGTTATACTTAAATGTAATTTCAATCACTTATGGAGTATTCAATGGCCACAAAAGTCGTAAATTCAGTAGAACGTTATAACATTGACAACTGTCTTAAACCATTTGGTAACAACCGTTACCAGATGATATTAGCGGGTGCTACACGTGCCCGTGAAATCGCTAACAAACGTACATTCTCAGAAAAACACGGTGATAGTACCAAATACGAAAATAAAGCCGTAGTTGAAGCATTAGTAGAAATTGATCAAGGTAAGTTTGGTGTAGAATATTTAGATAAAATCAAAGGATAAAACATGGCAAAAACTAACAGTAGTTTTAATCTTTCAAAAACCACTAAAAAATTAGCCTGCGGAATACATGACCCGCATACACGCAGAAAATTCCTCAATCTTATGATTGAAGCCGAAGCGGCCCATGCCGCTGGTAAAAATCGTAAGTTTAGTGATCCTGCTACTTCACAAAAAGGTCGTGAAGTATCTAAAGAATAATAAATAAGTATGCAACGCCAACTATTAGTTGACGTCGGTATCTTAGACGCTTGGGGTGCTAACTCCTTTACTACTGTGTTACACGTAGAACGCCGTCCGTATGCAGTTCCTGCTAGCCATTTTTTTTTTTTTTAGAG